TATGCGTTTGAAAGCCCCTTTACTTTGGCTTCTATGGTGTCGTGTATCCCTGGTGCGTATGAATAAAATTTAGGTGTCGGCATTAATATTCACTCCCTACATAAAACTTCCTGTGCATCTCGTAGATTTTACCTTCTCCTGTACCCATAAATTTGACCTGAAAATGGTCTGCCCGTTTTATAGGCAGCATCACTTTAAAACTTGAAAGGTCGCTGCTGGAATACGATTTTACAAGTGTGAATGAACCGTTATTTATTCTTACATATATTTTAAGTGATGAACTGCTTTCTAAATCAACGCGGAAGTATAGATCACCATGTCCCTTTTTGTTGGCGACATTCTCTGTAAATTCCTTTGTTGTCGCATACCATGATACCGTATCGCTCCCTGAATTAAACTTGTATATTATATTGTCTGAAGCCAGAGCGTATAAATATCCGCTTAATAGCGCAAAATCTGTTACCTGTAAGTCATCCTCTCTTAACCAAAACCTAATTTTATCCTGCGTATCATAGACATATAAATTATAGTCCGTTCCATTGTAAAGTGATATATAATACCTTCTGCCATCTCCACCGGCCACTCCGGATGTATATGTTTCGTTTAAATCATCGCTTATTATTTCAGGCACGCCACCAGTATAAGCGCATATTCCTTGTGCATTAAGCCAAAATAATATGCCGTTTACCTCACAGATGCTCTTGTCATCTACGCAGCCAAGGCGGGATATTTCCACCCACTGGAAGTTTGAGGGAATATCACCAAAGAGTTTAAATACTCTGTCGGCTTTAAATAAGAGTATTGTACCCTTGTAATTTATCATTCCTGTGAAATCCCCATTTGTTCCCGTATCCGCCGCATAAGCATCCGTACTCACTCCATCAAATGTAGTCCAGTCTGTAGCATCGCCTAAGGCGCATCCGTATATGTCATCGCCCTTGCAGCCGAATAATCTGTTGTCCATGACCGCCATATAATCCATTGCAGGTACTGAACCCGCTTCGGGATATGTTCCACTACCCCATGTACCAAATGTATCCGTGGAATAGTTGTAATATTTCTTATCAGGCAATATATAAACTGTATTGTTAAAATCAGCCATAATTTTACCGGAAGCCGATACGGTTCCTTCTGCTGTATTATCATATTTGAAGCTCGTTCCATCAACCCAACATAATGCAGGAGCTGCAAATAAAGCTTTACCAGTAGTCAGAGTATATGCCGCTTCTCTTGAAGGTCTTGGACTTATAATAGAAAAATTCTCTGATGAAAGATTTTCCATGTCCGAAAATTGATTGTCGTTTATTACAATCTGTTTATTTAACCCAGCCCAGTTTATTACACTTTTCTTAACTTTATTGTTAGCCGCAAAAGGTAATGTCGGTAGATTCATGGCTCCCCCCCTCTTAACACTCATCAAAATCTGTGCTTTCGTCCTCGTAAAATTCCCCATCTTCAACCGCAACAATATCGTATTCAGGTCTTGCGGATCTATGATTATCGTGCCATTCCTCATAATCCTTAACCCTGGAATTAAACATTGCCATATGGTTTGCGGCTTCCTGATATTCTTTTTGCAAATACGCTATCTTTGACATAATATAATAGTCATATATATCTTGAAACCTTGTTGAAATTGTTAATTCGTCAGTAGATATATTCCCTATTGTTTTAGCAGAAGGTATATTGATATATGTCATTTTTATTTTAGGTACTGTAATGGTTACAGATGCACTTTCGGCCTGTGCTGTAAATGTATCCTCAGCAAACGTTAATACATCATCTGCAACGGCAGTTATTGTTGCGTATTTATTATTTGCTGTTTCATCTGTACACCCCGAAACTTGTACTATATCCCCGTCTGAAAAACCAGCAAAATCGCTTCCGGCAGTATAAATGCAGTTTGTCTTTATTATTACTGTCCCTGTTTCTGTTTCTGCTGTAAATGAACCACTTGCAACCGTGATTGTTGTTGCATCTACAGCCGTTATAACTACAGTCTTATTATTTGAAGTATAATCTGTACAGTTCGATATTGTTATACTATTCCCCACAACAAAACCTGCGGTGACAAATGAATCCCCTGTTGTAGTAATGCTTCCTGATGCAAATGTAATCTCCCCTGCCCCTGATGTGTATTCTATTGCTTTAAATGCAATATCCCCTGCTGCCGATACGTAAGATGTGTCCGATGTTGTACATGCAGGATATATACAAAGATTACTCCCTTCGTACCAGAATGAACGGTATTCATCATATGCCCGCGAATCCTTTTTCCTGTACCTTATTCCATCTACATGCAATGATACTACATCTATAAAATTTACTCCCGAAGGAAGGCTGTATTGATATTCATCTAATACCCTTGTATAATAATATACAATATAATCTTTTATAATATCATCGTATACATTAGCCTCAACCTGATTTATCCATCTAAGGATTGTTGCCGCTTCGTATGGATGTTCGTATTCTTCATTAAATTGTTCTATATAATCATCAACATACATTATCCTTCCCCCTTTTTCTATTTCCAATTAGAATCAAAAGAGTCTCTCCCTATTATTGTTTTTGTCCCTAACGTTCCGCTAAATTCATAATCAAACTGTCCGTATCTTTCATCTGGTATGTCAAACGATGCTATATATACCCCTGTTTCTGTTTCTGCTGTGTCTAATGTATCAAGTAGTATATGCCCCGGGGCATATACTTTGCACACAACCGTTTCAAGTTCTGCTAAATCTCCCGCAGCACTTGGGAATGTTCCTTGTAATGTTACTGTACTACCTGTTATTGCCAATCCCTTCACCTCCAATTCTACATCATATGTTGTACATTCCAATTCTACATCATATGTCGTGCATGTAAGAGATGGATATACTGGAAAATACCGTTTTATATATGATGTTATGCTTGCAAGGGCTGTAAGTGTTTTTGCTATAAGCCTTTGTATTGTTGAAGTTACCTCGGCAAGGGCTGTAAGTGTCTTTGATATAAGCCTTTGTATACTACATGTCGCTTTTACATTTGCCGTTAATATTTTTCCTATACTTCTTCCAATAGTTGATGCTGCTGTAGCAGTTGCTGTAAGTGTCTTTGATATAAACCTTTGTATTGTTGGTGTTACCTTGGCAAGGGCTGTAAGTGTTTTTGCTATTGAACGGGGTATATTTACAGAAGCTATAACATTAGCAGTTAATGTCTTGAAATACATATATGCTTTTTCTATGGAACAAGTAATTTTAGCATTTGCTATAAGTTCCTTAAATGCTCCAAACTTTGTACCTTCTCCAAATTTATCCCCAAACTTATTGCGCATTATTGTTCTTATGTGTCATACTTAATATGAAAATGCTATAGGCTCTGCTGTTTTAAATTGGAAATTATCTACACTAATAAAATGGTCACTATCACTCGTTTTTGCTTTAAGTTTTATTTCGTGTCCAGCAGTCACAGCAATATCTTCTGAGTATGTAACATAATCTGTTGATACTGTACTTCTTTCAGTTCCTATATATTCGCTTGCTGTTACATCATATATTCGTGCGTATGCTGTAGCACTTGCATTTGAAGTTCTTAAATCAAATACAATTCTGTAAGTCCCCGCATATCCAGGTATTATATCCAACCCTATTGTCAAACCCTGCGGAATTAGAGTTTGGGGCATCTCGATATCCATATATTCTTAATATGTCTCCTGAAATAACTGATATGTCTTCTGTTATTGTTAATCCAGAACTTGGATTACACTCATGAACATCTCCATAATCCACGCCATTTTTTGTTACTTTCCCCCATATTGGAACATCTGCCCCTCCATCAAGCCTATAAATTAAACGTATAGTGCCTGTAGAATTAATGTCTATTCTATATGCCATTTGTCACCTCCTCAACACAAACCAGTCAAATATGGCCTTCCTCAGTCTGTAGCTGTTACAGTGCTTCAGCAGGCCCATATAGCTCTGTACGCTTGCGTCCACTTCCTTAAATGTCACCTTCCCTGTTTTCCACAATTCCTTAAGTTGCTTAAGCCTGTTCTTCATCCTTCTGGCTGTGGACTTCCTTACCTTTATATGTGTGGGCCATACTCTGTAACCCACCCATTCAACTCCCTGGCTTGTTGTCCTTATTGTTGTCTTTCCATTCAGTTCAAGGTTCAGGTTCTCGTCCAGGAACCTCTCAATCTCTGCCTTCGCATGCCAGAGAAAGCTTTTGTCGTGGTGCAGCATTAAAGAATCATCCATATACCTCAAATAGTGTTTTGCTCTCAGTTCATGCTTTACAAACTGGTCAAGTTCATTAAGATACAGGTTTGCAAACATCTGGCTTGTCAGATTCCCGATCGGCATGCCGACATGCTTTATCATTCTGCCAGTAAAACCCTTGTTCTCAAGGTTCAACCCGAAGTTTGTATGTTCGCACCTTATGATTGTTTCCAGCAGCCGCAAAAGGTCCTTGTCTTTAATCTGCCTTTCGAGGATACCCGTCAGTATGTCATGGTCTACACGATAAAAGTACTTTGCAATATCCAGCTTAAGCACATAAACCTTTTTATTCTGTCTGTCCAGTTGTCTTAGCCAGCATTGCAGCCTCTTTATTGATTTATGGCTTCCGTATCCCACCCTGCAGGCATATGAGTCTTTTATGAACCGTCTGTCAAAGTACGGATTAAGCATCCTATATATGGACCATTGTAAAACCCTGTCCCTGAAAGGCAGTGCCATTATAAGGCGCTTCTTGGGTTCGTGTACATAAAATTGCCTGTATGGACTGACCTTGTATTCCTTCCACAATAGTTCATTTTGAAGCTGTATTATGTTCTCTTCCAGGTTTGCCGTAAACTCTAAAACTTCATTGCGCTGTCTTTTTCCTTTTCGTGCTTCCAGGTATGCACGGTATAGCCCTTCAAAACTGCATATATCCTTGTACAAATTATTAAGTCTTTTCATTGGCGCCCCCTTATTGGGGCCGGGCGTGGCACCCTTCGCTTTTTATGCTACTAACTACCTTCCCGGCAATATAGTTTTTTGCCTGTCATAAGACTTTCGGCAAGGAAATAGGCCCCTTTGTCCCCCAGTATCGGATGCAGCCCCTTAAGGCGGCAACTTCTGGCTTATGGGGGCGAAGCGGAGCGAAACCCCCGATTGTTGTTCGCGTTCGTCCGGTCATTGTTCAGATTCAGGGAAAACAGCCCGGCGTTCGACGCGTTGTTCCAGTTGCCGCCGCGATTCGGGAGCCGCTATTATGGCCTATTCCCCAAAGACTTCATCCATCCTCCAAGCATGCGCCCTATTTCACACAGCATCTTGCTCCAGTTCTCATACTTCTTTATGCTTAGGTATTTGAGCTTTTCATCTGCCGCCAGCCTGATGAGTGTTCGTAGTATGTCCAGTTCTATATCCATATCGTTCAGTACAGGCCGCTTGTTTCTTCTCTTGTTTGCTGATATGGTTAATTGCAATAGCCTGTACATACTTTTTCTTATATCTGCAGCCATCACATGCTTTTCATGCTTGGGGAAATTCTTCAGGCATATATGACCATAGATTATCATGTCATATATTTTCTGGTATATCTTCAATTGTTGCATATATCCTCCTTACAGATATCCAGATAATCAGATATCAGATTACAAAAGCGGAGCGAAACCCCCGATAGTAGTACGCGAACGTCCGGGCATAGCGCAGAGCCAGGGAAAACAGCCCGGCGATCGACGCGTCGTGCCAGTAGCCGCCGCGATACGGGAGCCGCTCACTGTCTTTGGCGTAAACTCGGCCTGTAGGTATACTTGTATCATCGGGGTACAAAGCCAGCGACTTAAGGATATCTGGTATTGTAGCAGTAGCTGCCAAGTCTTTAAACATGGTGCTTACACTTGTGCTCGGGTCTAGGTTGGCTGCCGCAGCGGTCTGCACAACTATGTCGCCGGTACCCCCCGCTCCTGTAGCATCATACTTCAAAGTGTCGGCTGTTCCAGGGGCCACAAGGCTTCCGTCTTCCAGGATGGCCTTCCAGAGAGCTGATTCGGCAGAGTGG